GTGCCATGTACGCACACACATGCGAGGCGTGTGGGGATACAGGTATTATTATTTTTGATGAGGGCACCACACGCATAGACCCTTGCAAGTGCTAAAAGGGTACTAGTACTAATTAAAAAGCTGGTACCAGATGGATCTAAGTGGTGGGCATACATATGGTGTGCTCACTATTTTTTTCTATTTATTTTTTTATATATACGTATCATACACAAATAGAAAATATTCAGATTTTGTCAAAATGAAAAAATTTTCAGATTTCAGGGTATATAATAGATATATGACAAATATACCATTATTACCAGAGTATCCAGAACCACCTTCCCTGAGTGTAAAAATATTTTCAGAGACGGTTTGTAAAGATTGTGAATCAAAACCCATGGTTAATACTGACAACATGGGTAGAGACACATCAATGTATAATCAAGGGTAGTTAGATCCATCATGCAGCTCAACGTCTGCAAATATTTCTGGATTTAAAATAACTGGGTTTTCTACTGTTCCTCTAATAAAGGCTGTTGAAAAATATCTAATATTTGAACCAATAACCTTTTTAGGACCATGTAAGATATTTCCTCCATGCATAACTAACGATCTAGCTTTTGGCTTGTAAACAATTTCAAGATCAGGGTATTCAATCTCGCCACCATCATAGTTATCATTATAATATATAACAATTCCATAACGAATATATTCTGATAAATGCTTTAACCAATAGTCTCTATGCTGTTGCATAGGTTCATGCTCTAAACATCTCTGTAATGCAGCATCTGGAATATACTCTGAGCTAATATATAGGTTTCTTATATTGCTATTTATTTCTTCAAAAACTTTTGGTTTTTCACCATGGTATTGTTTTCCATAAAAAAATTCTTCTTTATCTTTTTCAGATAACGAGATCCACCAAGCATCTTCTTCTAGCAAATTGCAAAAGTCTAACACTTCTTTTTGTTGCTCTAATGTAACAAAATTTTCAATCTCGTATATGTCTGGAGAAAGACGATTAACTTTCAATTACGTTTGCCTCTTTTAACTTATCATACATATTTGAAAGCATAAAATTAAGGGATGCTTGGCTTTGCTCTATGCTTCTTTCAATATCTTCTGGATTCATTCCATTTTGCAAACAAAGGCTTCTGTTGTCTTCATTAAGGCTGTTTAGCATAAGTACAACAGTTTCTGTTTTTTTTTGTTCTTCAGTCATTTTATCACCACTTTCCTATAGGACATTTTGCTTTTTCTAATTTAGTTTTTAACTTCATAAAGCATCCACACTTTTTACAAGTTTCAGTATTTTTACGAAACCATTCACACGATCTACATATTTCCAAACGGTACTGTTCAAGCTCTTCTGGACTTCTAGGAGATCCATTAATAAGATCCCAAGGCTTTACATCATCACTCACAATATCTCCAATTTGGACGGTATATCAATAATATCACAAGATACAGTAGTCCATAACTGATGAGACATAGTAGGACGTATAGTAGCAGACATACCTGGTATCTCCATTACATATTTGTAGCCTTTTCCATGCTTAGATTCTTTTCTTGACCAATGCTCAAAACCATAATCCAATTTGGATGCTTCAAATACAAATAGATAATAGGTCTTAGTCTCAATTTTGGACGGTATATGAGACCAATCCTGGTCTGCTTTGGCTAAACACACATAGTAATCAGCATGTGTAGTAGAAACACTCTCAACCATTTTCTCTAATGTTTCGTGTTTGCCTAGCCTAGATCCAGATATAACCAATGTGCACCTTTCTGGGTCATATCTTCCTGACTTGACGGATATACTCTCGCCTGACTCCAAAGTCATGTCTATACTGACGCTATGGCTTCTATCAGGCTTCCAGTCATTTGGCATACCGTTTTGATTTAGGGTATCTGATACAAGTTCTTCTAAATACTCACTTGTACAAGGTAATCTATATACCGAATGATGGATTGCCAGCTTTTCTAGCAAACCACCAATTAGAATATTTTTGAGTTTATTACGCATAATAGAATCCATTGTATCAGACATGCTTGGATGGTGTCAATCCATATGTGTCTAAGGGATGGTTTGTATAACCTCTATTTCGGCGACGATTTAAGTGCCCCGCCCGAACTTAAAAGATAATTTAGTTTAGAATAATGGTATAATCTTTGCATGACATTACATTCCCTAACCACACTAAGCAGCTCAACTGCTACACTTCTAACTCCAAACGGAACTCACAGCGGATTGGACATTACTGTTCAAAATGTTGATGCATCAGCATATGTATATGTTGGTGGAGAAGGTGTTACTTCAACTAATTATGGATTTCGCTTAGCACCAGCTGCAGCACTTTCTATTGAGCTGCCAGGAAAAGATGCACTCTATGCAATAACAAGTATTAATGGTTCCAAGATTGCAGTACTCAAGACAAACCTAGAGTCAGGTAACTAATAATGGCACGGTTTACTAGTGCAGGCGGTGGAGGCGGAGAGCCAGGAGCACCAGGCGCTGATGGAGCGGATGCTCTTTGGAGCTTTGAAGGTGAATGGGCAAACGGAATTGACTATGCTGCTGGATCTGTAGTTGAATATCAAGGATCTAGTTATTATCATCCTACTGGCCAATTTTCATCATACTCTCCACCAACAAATGGGTGGCTTTTAGTATCTTCTAAAGGTGAAGACGGTGCAGATGGTTCTGCTGCAGATACTGGACAAATTACATTTTTAGGCGTATACATTATAGGTTCTGGAGCGGGATCTGGTGATGGATATGGAAATGGAACTATTAAATTACTTCCAGACGGAGACCTAATTGCACAGCAATATCATGAAGATCAATACCTAATTATTGATCCCACTGCACCCAACCATATTCATATTCGTGCAGGTGGGGAACAAGATGCTTCTGCAGCAGAACTAATATTTGGTGGAGAAAGAACTAAGGTTCAAGTATCTGATACTGAAAGATTAGTATTGGTAAGCACAAGACCGCCTGGAGAAGAAGTATCTGAAAACCAATGGATATTTGGATCTGATGGATTATTAACTGGCCCAGCACCAGACAGTTTAATAAAAGTTAATGGACTTTATGGTAAAGATGCAGATCCTTTATTTTTACTTGCTCCTGACACTGTTGTTATATCTGGAGATGGTGGAGAATTCTTAGATGATCCAACTGTTGCTGATAATCAAATTGCAACTATTGGTGATTTACCAACGGGAGCAACAGGAACATTTACTTCTCAAGACAACAAAACAGTAACAGTAACTAATGGAATTATTACAAGCATAGTTTAATCAATCTTAAATAATGATATAATAATCTTATTATGACAATTCAAGACTGGGCTTCGCTAATTGTAGCAATTCTTACAATTGTCTCATCTATAGCTTTTTCAATCAAGTGGCTTGTTAAACACTATCTAAGCGAACTTAAGCCCAATGGAGGCTCAAGCGTAAAGGATCAAATAAATAGACTTGAAAGTGCTTTAGAGGATCAAAGAATTCATTCTATTGAATCTAGAAATCGTCAAGAGTCCAAGATTGATGAAATGTATAAAATTTTAATTGAGCATATTGCTAAGACTAACAAATAATCTAATTTTCCTATTTTCCTTATATATAATATATTAACTATCTTTTAAAAACCTATATTAGATATACTTCTTTTCTTTATATATTTTAAGTATACACTACCGTTTTGAGTGATTCAACTTAAAGTTCAAAAAAAGTTTATAACAATTCTGTAACAATTTCAAATACCCTGGCCTTATAACTTTTTGTTATATTATATGTCCACTTTGTCTATATTTATATAAACAATGTTATAATTTAAGTCTGCTAGTACTCAGGTTCTAACCCACCCCACTGCGCCTGAGTACTAGCTTTATTTTATGGTATAATCAATGATATGTGTACACCTACAATGGAAAAATTTGGAGCAACGCCAGCAAATATTCAGTGGGCCGTTGTTCGTGGAGATTATGCTTCTTTTACTGTTTCTTTTCTTGAAAATGATGAAGTTACAGAGTTTGATACAGACGGATGGCAATTTTCTGCTACCGCATATGATCCAACAACAGATGTACTTGACGAACTAGATGTTTTAGTTGATGGTTCAGTAATTACTGTAAGCGCTCCAGCACTTATAACTGAAAATTGGGGAATAAAGTACAGGTCGGTAGTAGCAGAATTGCTATTTGACCTACAGGCATTAATACCAGATGGCAATTCTACAATTACTTGGACTCCAGTAATAGGCACAATTTGTGTACTTGGAGATGTTTCTCCAGGCACTGCAAGAAGTACTATTGGTGGTTTGTCTTAAATGATAATTAAAATTAAGGACACCAATCCAAAACTTCCACCATTGATAAAAGTTAATGGGACTGTTTTCAAAGTAAAGAAATAACCAATGGCCATATCAAAAAATATGGATGCTCCAAAAACCAGATATTCTGAAGCAGTAAAATCAACCAAAAGCATAGAGGCTAACAATACTGAGTATATAGCCGTGCCAGGAATACAGGGAGAAAAGGGTGAGGTAGGCCCACCAGGACCACAAGGACCTCAAGGCCCAAGAGGAGAGCGTGGCATTCCTGGAAAAGATGGTAAAGAAGGACCAAAAGGTGATCCTGGTAAGGGCGGTGGAGAGGGTTACGAAAGTCCATCAGGTCAATATCCAGGATGGGCATATTATCAAAACAAAAATAAAAAACCATTATTTTTAGGCCCTGAGAGAGGTAATGATGGTTGGGTAGATATTTTGATGGATGATGATGCAGATAATAATATTTTAAGATTTCTTCCAAAAAATTCAGTGTCACTTTGGAATTCAGTGACACAAAGAATTAACTTAAAGGGTTTAAAGGCAGGATCTATTATAACAATTCGTTATGATATTACTTTAAGCACATTTAACAATAATACAGAGGTTTGGTTTAGGACAGTTACCCCAGACCTTTCATATGGGCCTACGACTTTGGTTGGCAACTTAAAATATCAGTTTGAATACGACCTATCCCTAGAACATACATTTTTTGTAGAAAATGAAAAAATGAAAACCCTAGGTGCATACTCACAGATCCTTACTGATAATGAGTCTTCAATGATTGTTAAGTCTATGTATATAAATATTCTTTAAAATAAAAATGTAAAATTAATATAATGGTCTGTATGTTTAAAATGTCTTATTTTGTGGTATAATTATGAACATGAGCGCCCAGAAACCTAATTCCATTGATTCTTCAACAAAGTCAGCGCCACTTGCACCTACAATAGGAACAGCAACAAATGTTGGAACTGGTCGTGCCTATAATAATGGTTCTGCAACAATTACATTTACTGCACCTACATTTGATGGAAAACTACCAATCACTTCTTATACTGTAACATCTAGCGCTGGTGGATTTACAGCATCTGGTGCTTCATCTCCATTAACTGTAACAGGTCTTGCTTCTGGTACAGCATATACATTTACAGTAACTGCTACTAATGCAGTTGGCACAAGCCCTGCCTCTGCTGCATCTAATAGTATTACTGCAACTACTGTTCCACAGGCTCCTACCATTGGTACCGCTACTGGTGGCGCATCTGGTGTTGTGTCAGTACCTTTTACCACTAATGCAACTGGTGGTTCTGCAATTACTGGATATACTGCAACATCTTCGTCTGCTCGCACAGCTACAGGAGCTTCTACTCCAATTGCATTTACAGAAATTTCTGCTGGAACTTATACTTATACAGTTAGAGCAACAAATGCAAATGGTAACTCTGAAGTATCTGCTGCAAGTAATTCTGTAGTGTCAACATTTGGTCCGTTCTTCCCACCATTCTTTCCTCCATTCTTTCCGCCATTCTTCCCGTTCTTCCCATTCTTCCCACCGTTCTTCCCACCGTTCTTCCCATTCTTCCCACCGTTCTTCCCACCATTCTTCCCACCATTCTTCCCACCATTCTTCCCACCATTTTTTGGCGGTGGCAATAACAATTGTTCGCCTGGAAGAGCTAATTGCAGCGGCGATGGTGGCACTTGTGGAGACTGCTTCGCTTAAGAATATGATACAATTAAGTAATAAAAAGGAGAGATCGTGTACGCATGTTTAGTAAAAGATACTGAAAACGTTTGGGAAGTATTTGGAAAATACGAACTACCAGAAAATATTAAAAACAGAGTAGAGGCTGCTCGCACCAGCGGGTATCCAATTGTTGGAATGATTACTACCATGTATCAAGATTCTGCAAGAGTAGGATCTACATTTGACGGAACATACTTTTCTGGTGGAAATTTTCCAGAATGGATGGACGGACTAGATTGGTTGGCAAATTCAACCTATTCATTTTTATGCAATAATGTTATTATTTTTCAACTTATTCAGTCAAACAATACAGCAAAACAAGAAAAGTATCAGGCTGCATTTTTAGGAGAAACCACTCTTGTTCCAGTTCCAATAGGTGATCAAATATCTTTGGGAGACATTTGGGACGGTACCACCTTTATGCCAAGGGCATAGTATGTCTGCTTGGAAAGAATGGAAAAAGTCTCTTGGAGACTCAAGGCCCTGGCACCTCCTTGATCATGATAAAGTAATAGAAGATCAGTCTATTATTAATAACAGAATGAGTATATGTAGGTCTTGTGAGTTTTTTATTCCAATGACTCAACAATGCAAAAAATGTGGTTGTGTTATGACAATAAAGACAAAGTTAGAAAATGCTGGATGTCCAATAAATAAGTGGCCAAGAGAAGACATTAAAAAAAATAATGAGGAGTAAATATGAATCAGTATGATGAAAACTCAAACTATTGGTTTACAAAAGATCGTTCAGAAACAGCCACAATTAGGCTTAAACCACGACAAGTAACAAAAGATATCGTTGTTGAAAACCTAGGACTAGGCCTGCATGTATATCATGACACATTTTCTTTAAATGATGCAAATAGATATATAAATACCATTGAGTCAAACTTGGGCGGTAATGGAAAGTATAACTGGTCAGAAGCAAAGGTAACAAACTCGGATGTTCCAATTAAAAAAGCCAGAGACTGTGTAGATTTTAAGTACAAGCAAGAAAATCTTGGACCACGCAATAGCGATAATGCTGAACTTCTAGATTTGCACCAAGAGATATATGAAAAACTAAAAATGTGCATAGATGATTACGCTCAGTATTGGGGTATCAACGTTGTCTACTATGAAGCTTTTAACTTTGTCAAGTATGAAGGGGCTGGTACTCACTTTAACATACATGCTGATCATGGACCAGCCTATAATTGCACGGTATCTGCTGTTATCTATATTAACGATGATTATGTTGGCGGGGACTTAAAGTTTCCAAGACTTGATAATTTAGTTTACAAGCCAAGAGTTGGAGACATTGCAGTCTTCCCATCAAACTACATTTATGAGCATGCATCTCTTCCAATGGAGTCAGGAACAAAATACTGTGTCGTCATCATGACAGACATAAATGAAATTGGTCATAAGTAATGAGTATAAAAAATAATGTAGCTATTTTTAGGTCGTTTAGATCATGGCTAAATAAAGATAGCTCATCAGTTCCTGCACCAACACAAAAAGAAATTCCTCAATGGTATAAGGATGCAGATAGGTTTGCAAAAATGCCAAATGGAGAATACTATCAAGCAAATAAAATGGTTTGTCCAGTTGCTAAAAAAGGAACAACTGATGATTATGGAAAGATTCCAACTTGGAAGGCTTGTCCAGCTATCATGGATGGATTCTCAACAGGCTATGTTTTAAAAACACCTTGTGATATTGAGTTTGTAAAAAATTCATATGGTTCTCTTGATGTTAAGATATCAGATCAAAGGTATCAAGATTTTTGTGGAAAGCGTTCATCTATGCCACAGTTTGAACATCCAAAAGGTTTCTATAAAGATCATTTTGCTTGGTATCCAGATTGGGCCATAGAGTTACCAGAAGGATATAGTGGATTATTTATGACACCCATGAATAGGTTTGATCTTCCTTTTATTAATACAACAGGGATAGTTGATAACGACAAGGTGCATCTTCTTGGAACTTTTCCATTTTTTATTGCAGAAGGATGGGAAGGTGTAATTCCAGCAGGAACTCCATACGTACAGATTCTTCCTTTTAAAAGAGAAGACTGGTCCCATGAGATTAAGTTTCAACAGGAACAAGAAATTTATGATAAAATGGTAAAGAACGCAAATTTTTATCGCCAACCTGACGGCGGAGTTTATAAAAACAAAGTCTGGTCTAGAAGAGAATATAAATAGGGGGATTTATGACAACTTGGACAAAGAAAGAAAACCTTGGAAACGGTATAACTGTATATAGGGATGTAATTAAAAAAGATATCAATGTGATCAGTAGACTTGAGTCTAACCTAAAGCCAGAGGGAGATAAAACTGGATATAGTTGGCTACCAGCATATGTTGGGTACCAACAGTTAATGCCAGAATATAGAGATTGTAATGACTTTAAGTTTAAAAAGACAGATATAGAGAATGACAAGAGTCATTCAGGCTTAGAGCTTCAGTCTTTGTGGCAAGACGTATACGATGCATGTTTCCCAGCCGTAGAAGACTACAGAAGAGACTATAACATCATGGATTTAAAGTATTGGGAAGCTATGAACTTTATTAAGTATGGCCCAGGTCAGCACTTCCAAGAACACCATGACCATGGATTTTCATATAACTGTACAGTATCATTAGTAGCATATCCAAATGATGACTATGAAGGCGGAGAGCTATATTTTAGATTACAAGATCTAAAGATTAAACCTCAAGCTGGAGATCTTTACATATTTCCATCAAACTTTATGTATCCACATCAAGCAATGCCAGTAAACTCTGGAATCAAATATTCTATTGTTACAATGTTAGACTATAACAAAAAGTTTCATACTCCAGAAATGTATGTTGCTGACAACGACTAATGTTAAATATATCTGTTGAAAAAATAAATGGTTCTTCCTTTACAATTTCCCCAATGTCAATAAAAAGAGACTGGATGGATGCAACATCAGAGGGTCATGCCTATAGATGTTTTCCAGTAACACAATCAAATGTAATTGGCTGGAGCCTTTCTTGTTTAGAAGATATTGAGTTTATTTGGGATGGAATAAATGATCAAACCCAAGACCATATTGAAATAATTAAAGCACCAAAAGGTTCATATGGCGGAAGAGGTCAATCATCCATAAGTCTTAATACTGGATTAATATTCAAAACCTCTGACGATATAAGTATATTTACTATTAATCCAGTAAACTATTTTAACAATGATTTTGAAACCATGTCTAATTTAATCAGCACGTCATTTTACGATAATCCATTGCCACTTGCAATAAAAGCAAAAAAAGCAGGAGAGCAAGTAATAATTAAATCTAAAACTCCATTAGCAACCATAGTGCCAATTTCTCTATCATTACTTAATAACTCTTCTATTGAAATATATGATTATAAAGATCAAGATAGAAAAAGACTAGAGGCTAATATTTCTTATGGCAACGCAGCACAGGAGGTAAACTCTTCTGGGGCATGGACAGATTGGTATAGAGATGCAGTAAACGAAAAAGGAGAGTCTTTGGGCAAACATGAAGTAAAAGCTTTAAGGCTTTTTGTTATTGATAGCACGTCTAGCAAAGGAAATGGTATAATCTAATTATGGATAATATAGAAGCTTCTGTTGTAATAAGAAAACCATCAAAGACCCCTTCTGGCTGGTTTGGTGATGGAAAAGAAATGATTGTTGAACTAGAAAATTTTATGACTCAAGAAGAAATAGAGTTTTTAGAAAAAGCTGCAAAGTCTTTAACCATCTGGGACGTAACAGAAAGCCATGTTAATGAAAACGGTACAGTAGTATATGATTCAGATTACTGGAAAGATAGAGTAGCAACAAGTCAAAGTTTAAACAAAAACAATCCAAAAATAGCTCCAATTGTTTCAGGACTATTTGAAAGATTAAAGCCGATTGTTGAAGAGTTTTACAAGGTAGAAGTTATGCCTACAGGACCTACAATTGTTAGATGGCTACCAGGACAGTTGCAAAATCCACATGCAGACAAAGAACTTCATGAAGGGCCAGATGCAGGACTTCCAAATGATTTTCCAAACTACGATCTTTCAAGTCTATTTTATTTAAACGAAGACTACGAAGGCGGAGAACTTTACTTTCCATTGCAAGGAATTAAATTTAAGCCTAAAAAAGGTGCTGCATATTTTTTTCCAGGGGATAAAAACTATATTCACGGAGTAACAGAAATTAAAAGTGGTATTAGATATACCTGCCCATTCTTCTGGGAAATTACAGAACATACTGGAGACAGGAAGCCATAAATGAGAACATCAAACCTTGAAGCAATAGAAATATATCCAAACATTCTTGTTTACAAAAACATGTTTAAAGATATTTCAAAGTCTTACAAGGTTTTAACAGACTCTTTAGTAGAGTCAGAGGATAGGCTTTTTAGTCCTTGGACACAGTGGTCTATTTTTGGAGATTATTTAAATCCAATAATTCCTAATTTTTCTATGTCAGATAAATTTGGAAGTATAAAAGATATAGAAACAACAACAGAGACTCAAGAAAATCAAAAAAACTTTGCTGTAGAGATGATGGAAAAGTTTCATTTAGTTACAGAAGATTATATCAAAAGACATAATATTAATATAGATTTAAATGAAACATCTGTAGATGAGTTTGGTAACACCGTACCTACCTGGAGATGGACAGGAGGAACAATAGGTAAGTATCATGTAAGCAGCCAAGATGAAAAAATTGGAATGAGATATCATTCAGACTATATAAGAGAACAAGGCTATGCTCCAGGATATAAGTTTGTTGTAACATGTACAATATATTTTAATGATAACTATGAAGGTGGAGAAGTAGACTTTGTAATGGGCGATAAGCTTGTAAAATACAAGCCAGAAGCAGGAGATCTTTTAGTCTTCCCATCAGGACACCCAGACTACTTGACAGAAGATGGAATGCCATACTTGCATGCAGTTATGCCATCATACAATAATAATAAGTTTTTATCAAGAATGTATTGGCAGAAATATCAAAAAGGAACAGATGAGTGGTATGAAAAAGAAAAAGAGTTTGGAAAAAAGATTTGGGCTTCCATGCAACCAGAACTAGAAAAAGAATTTAGAGACAAGCATCCACAAAGATCTGTAATAGAAAATGGAGTAAGAATACAGTGAATCTAAAAAACAAAAAAAGATTAACAAAAGACATCGTTGTTTATGAAAACTTTATAAGCAAAGAAGATTGCAAAAAGATGATTCAAGCCCTAGATGCTCAAGCAGACAGCGGAGCAATCTCTTGGATGCCTATATCATTTTATGAATCATACTCTTCAGTTTTGCCACAAGACAACGATCAAGAAGTTATTGATGCTGGATTAAACCCAACCATATTTTCAGACATTGAAAATGCAATGCCAGAAGCAATTGCATCAGTACATGGGCTTGACCCAAAAACAATTTCAAAAATTGGATACCATACGCAAAAATGGGAGCCAGGAGCATATGCAAGAGTTCACTCAGATAATACTGACGAGCATGGTAACTCTGGAGCATTTACAAGAAGCAGATACGCTGGATTCTTATACCTGAACGATGACTTTCAAGGTGGTCTTCTTAGATTCCCAGATCAAGACATAGAGATTAAACCACAGGTAGGAATGCTTGCTGTTTTTGACGGGGGATTTAACAACATGCACGAAGTATCCCTAATAGAAAGTGGAGTAAGATATACAATCGGATCTTTCTGGGATGACAGAGAAGAGTCAGATTACCCACAGGAGTTAAGAGACGCTTGGGCTGCAGAAATGAAAGCCACTAGAGCACAACAAGAAATTGAAAGAGCAGAATGGCAGGAGTTGCTTAAGCAGGGTTGGAAGTTAGACGCCAACGGTAATAAATACAAGTTAGAAGACATTGCAAATGATTGAGACTTTTAAAAAACATTTAATAGATAGTGGGTATGAAGTTAAAGATATTACTCCAGAACTATTCTCTGTTGAAAACTTTTTATCAGAAGACCAAATATCTACCTTTTGGGATATTATTAATAGTACGTCCCAAGAAGATTGGGAAGTAGAGTACCACGCAAACTTAAAGTGGTTTTGCATGGAAAAATTTGGTAGAGATGATGTAGACAATTTAGTTGCTGAAGGTAAGTTTGAAATTACTCAAAATTGGAAAGATAAAAACTTTAATATATCAAGTCATGAGATATACAGGCCATTATATGATGACATAAACTCAATGGTAATAGAGTCTGATCCAGAGTTGGTTTTAAGTGGTTTTGCAACAATTCAAAGAATGCAAGCAGGAGTAGAGTTAAAATCTCACACTGATCAAAAAACAGACCCATCTATAAAGTACGCTACGATTGTGTATATTAATGATGACTACGCAGATGGCGAACTATTTTTTCCAAACCTTGACATCCAGTTAAAGCCTAAGCCAGGAACTATGTTATTTTTTCCAGGTAATGAGCAATATGAGCATGGAGTTAAGCACGTAGGAAAGGGTCCAATAAGATATGTTCTTGTTGGGTTTATTAAAGAAAAAAACTTTTATGAAAAAAATAAGTACTAAGGGAGAAGCAAATGAATAAAGAAATACTAGATCCAAAAGCATACTACTATACGGATGCTATTGAAGACTTTGATACCTTTAAAAGGGTTTGGAAAGAGCTAGATACCCTTGAGCAATATACAGAGTCAGGCGTAAATGTTTGGAACCCTTGGACTGCTTCTAATGATAAAAATTTTATTTACGGAGAAACAAAAACATTTGATATTAATGCGATAAATAGGCTTAGTGGAGAAGTAGCTGAAAAAAATAAATATATTTACGATGCTATTATGACTACAATGTATAACGTTTGCAAAGACTACGCTTCTTCTTTAGGTGATTTTGACGAGCCAAGACTTTTCCCAACATTTAATATAAAAAAGTACAATACTGGAGTTGGCATGGGAGCACATTTTGACCAGCTAGATGGGGATAAGACATTAAGATACTCATTGGTTATGTACTTAAATGATGACTGTGAAGGCGGAGAAATTTCTTTTCAGTTAAAAGACTATGATGGCGGATGGACAAGTGCAGATGGCTTCTCTAAAGGATCAGCACCAGCTGTAGATTTAGATTATGATATATCTGTTGCTAATGGTGCAATTGATTTTGGATTAAAACCAAAAGCAAATAGTGTAATTATATTTCCAGCATTTCCTCCATATTTTCACACGGCACATGTAGTAAAGTCTGGATTTAAGTATATGATTCCTGGTCACTGGATACACAATGAAATGAATCTTAATCGCAACGAAAGCATGTAAATGAAAACGGCAATCGTTACTGGATCTAGCAAGGGTGTTGGGTATGCAACAGTAAAACTGCTATCTGAAAGTGGATACAGGGTCATAGCAGTCTCTAGAGACTTATCAAGGGTATCTCAGATAGAGTCTGACAATGTTGAAACATATCAACTAGATATAACTGATTCAAAACAAATAAAAGAATTCTTTGAAAAATATAAAGACATAACCCTAGATCTTTTAGTTAATAATGCTGGTGGTGGATCTAGCCCAACAATGCTTATCAATGAAACAATGGAAAATTTTAGAATTGCCTACGAAATAAATGTTTCTGGCCCAATGTATCTTTCTCAGCTTTTTGTTCCATGTATGCAAAGGTCTGACTCACCAACCATTATATTTGTTAGTTCGTTAGGTGGAAAAGTTCCATATCGTAGTGGAGGAAACTATACAAACGCTAAAAGAGGCATGATGGCCCTAGTTGATACTATGCGATTAGAGTTTCCTGCATACGGTATTAAGGTTACTGAGATATGCCCTGGAACTATTGATACACTAATAGAAAAGCGTGAAATAGCACTAACTGCTGAAGATCTTGCAGAGTCTATTAGATGGGTATCAGAGTTGCCAAGTCATTTTAATATTAATCATATTGAAATGAACCATATAAGCAGCAGTAAGTTTGCCTAGAACTAGGAAGGAAACCTAGTCATCCAAACCTTAGTCTTTGGCGTAATTCCATGCCAAGCAGACCAGTTTTTTCCACCGTTACTCATATGATAGGCAACCTGTGCATTAATAACAGGATTTAACAATTCACTGTTAAAGTTAATGCCAAACTTTGCCTTGCGATCATTCTTTAGCATTCCAATCATATTTATCTGGAATATACCGTAAGAGTTGTCGCCAGTTTTTTCATTGCCATTAAAGGCCAGTGGTCGCCCATTAGACTCTTTCTTAGCAACAGCCCAAGCCTTCACAAGTCCATCACCACGAAAACCAACGGCATATAGTAACTCTTTTAACTGACGATCTGTAAGGCTAACAGCATCTTGATACTTATGTAGAACGTTTAGGTCCTTTTTTACTGCTACCAGACTTTTAGGCTTAGAAACCAAAAAAACCGCCTTGGCGGTTGAAGGTTCAGACAGCGCTGGTTTACTCAGATTATTTTCAGTACTTAAAGCATTAGCTGCATTACTTAATGGTGCAATAAGCCCCAGTGCAGCAAGGATTCCAATCCAAATCTTTTTATCTCTTCTCATAATAATAACCTCCTAGAGACTAAAGATGCTACCCGTTGGTAGCACTATCTAAGTATAGCATCAAAATTACCCCAAAAGCAAGTTTTGATGATATTTATTTAAATTATTTTAAATTGCTATTTGATCGTGGTATAATATAAAAATGGCTACATACAGAGGACAATCATCTACCTATGACATTGGTGAAAAACCACCATTTGTTAATTGGACAATCGTAAAAGGAGATACAGCATCTTTTAAGGTTTACCTAACAGATGATGCAAAAGAACCTTTAACTATTGATGACTGGGACATTGAAGTAGAGTTTAAAAGACCTACCACTCCAGTTGATCCTCAAATAATTACAGATACCGCAAGCCTAATTTTTACAATTACACCAGAACAAGACCTAGATGATGCTGATGGTGAGTTTAAGGTTAATATAACTGCAGCACAATCCGCAGAACTAAGAACAAATGATATTTTTGATATTGAATTACGTCTTCCACAGAACACACTTGTTTGGACAGTTGCTCAAGGGAAGATTATTCTCCTTGAGGATGTTACAAACTAATGGCAAAAGTTGTTATAAATAACAATACCCCAGTTTTTACAAAGGTTATTGAAAGAGTTTCTTTTCCAAATGTAGAAATTACTCAAAAAAATAATGGGGTAGCCATAGACTCAGTGCTTCCATTTAGAATAAGATTTACAGCAATACAGATACCAACATCTATTGGCAATATACCAGCCATTCCTTTGCAGATTATTGGTTTCTCTAACTATATACTTTAATATCTATGATATAATTCGTATATGGCTAAATTATCAATTTCAAGCATCAAGGGTCTTTTTCAAACTGGAGACCGTCCAAGTCAAACAAACTATGAAGATTTGATTGACAGCACCTCTGCAAGATCAACAGACCTTGGTTCAGAGGGAAATAATGAGACTACAATCAACGGTATTGAGAACTCAACAATTTTTGATAACTTTTTAGCAAGTGAGTGGAGATCAGTGAAATATTTGATCTCAATTAAAAAAGTTTCTGGTGGCGATAATAAATATTACGCTACAGAATTAACTATAGTCCCTGATGCTACAGATGTAAGCGTTAGTGAATATGGAACAGTAGACAATGATGGGAATATTGGCACCATCTCCGTGTCTAGAGCAGGAAATACAGTTTCACTAACTGTAATTCCAGTGGGTGGATTGACCCCTATAACCTTGCGCTATTTGCGTATTGGTTTGAAGGCTTAACCTAAAGGAGATAAAAATGGCAACAGTAACAAAAGATTTTAGAGTAAAAGCAGGACTGGTGGTTGAGGGATCAACCGCCACTGTTAATGGAAAGAATATTATCACAGCAGGTGTCGTTGACGCTAAAGGTGATTTGATTGTTGGTAGTGCAGACGATGCAGTAGCACGTTTAGGCATTGGTACAAACGGTCAAGTACTTACAGCAAACTCAGGTGCAACATACGGAGTTGAGTGGGCAGCACCAGCAGCTGTTGGTGTTTTTGCTTCTTCAATTACATTTGAAGGTGCTACAGCAGATGATTACGAAACAACTATTGAGGTAACTGATCCAACAGCAGACCGTACAATCACATTCCCAGATGCAACTGGTACAGTAGCACTTACTTCAGATATTACATCAGCAGTCAATGCAGTTTCAACAACTGATATTGAAGAAGGAACTAACCTTTACTTCACAGATGAAAGAGCACAGGACGCAGTAGGTAATGCAGTTGGAACTGGTCTTACATATACAGACGAAACAGGTGCAATTTCTGTAACTGCAAATACCTATGATGCATATGGTGCTGCAGCAGCAGCACAGACTGCAGCAGAGTCAACTGCTTCAGGTTATGTAACAACACACGCTAACCTTACAGAAGCACATGGTGCCACTGGTGCGGTAGTTGGAACAACTAACACACAAACTCTTACAAATAAGACACTTACTTCACCAAAGATTAATGAGGATGTTGCACTTACTGCTACAGCTACAGAGCTTAACGTTCTTGACGGAATCACAGCCTCTACTGCTGAACTTAATATCCTTGATGGAGTAACATCTACAGCCGCTGAACTTAATATTCTTGACGGTGTAACTGCAACAGCAGCAGAGATTAACCTTCTTGATGGAGTGACTGCTACTACAACTGAACTTAACTATGTAGACGGAGTAACTTCAGGAATTCAAGGTCAGATTGATCTTAAGGCACCTTTAGATTCACCATCTCTAACTGGTACACCATTGGCTCCAACAGCAACACCAGGAACAAATAGTACTCAGATTGCAACAACAGCATATGCTGATGCAGCAGTGGCAGCACTTGTAGACGGTGCACCAGCACTTCTTAATACTCTTAATGAGTTGGCAGCAGCAATTAACGATGATGCCTCATTTGCTACAACACTTACTACATCAGTAGGAGAAAAGGTTTCTAAGTCTGGCGATACAATGACTGGACTTCTTGTCCTTTCAGCAGATCCATCAGCAAACCTTGGTGCAGCAACAAAGCAGTACGTTGACACAGCAGAAACAGATGCAAACACTACAGCTTCAGGATATGTTTCAACACACTCAGGCCTTACAACTGGTGTTCATGGAGTAACTGGAAATGTTGTTGGAACAACAGACACTCAAACACTTACCAACAAGACAATTGATGGTGCAAGCAACACACTTACAGTACGAATTGGAAACGATGTTTCTGGTCTTGGAACTGGCGTAGCAACATTCCTTGCAACACCATCTTCTGCAAACCTTGCAGCAGCGCTCACTGATGAATCAGGATCTTCAACAGTAGCATTTACCACTAGCCCAACTTTTGTTACACCAACACTTGGTGCAGCAGCAGCAACAAGCATTGCTCTACCAGATGCCCTTCTTGGCTCTGCTCTAGCAACTGCTGGAACTTCAGCAACAACAATTGATACATTCTCAGCATCAACATATACTGCTGCTAAGTATGTAATTCAAATGAAAAAGGGTACTGACATTGAAGTAATTGAAATGTTGGTAGCAATAGACGGATCAAACAATGTTTATGTAACAGAGTACGCTGATGTACAAAGTAATGGTGAACTAGGAACAACAAATGCCGTTTATGACAATGGAAATGTTCTTCTTCAGGTTACTGCAGCATCAGCAGATACAGCTGTTAAGGTAAACAAGACATATATTGAAGCATAATTAAGAAAAGAGGATAGAAGTGGCAACTGTAAATAAAGATTTTAAAGTAAAGCATGGTTTAGATGTAAACCAAGGCGGTACTTTTGGAGGAACTGTTACAGTTGCTACTCCTACCGAAAACACACATGCAACAACAAAGTTGTATGTAGACAGCAAGGGAGCAATTGCTGCACCAGCATCAACAGCCCCAGCAACACCAGTAAATGGACAGTTGTGGTTTGATACAGTATCACGTCATATCTCTGTATATTCTACTGATCAGGCTGACTGGATTATGATTGCAACATTTTCAGATACCGCTGATCTAAGACAACATATTCACGATACTGCAATTGACGGAACTGGACTTATTGTTTCAATATTCCAAGATGCAGGTTTCTACGATTCAATATTTACATCAACTGAAATTGCAGGATTCTATGATTCAGACTACTGGAATAACAGTTACGATGGCGGAAGCCCATTAGATAATTTCAGTTAATTATCTGATATAATACTATAAGACACCTAAAGAGGAGACTATAAATGGCAACAAGAATGCAACAGCGCAGAGGTACTGCTGCACAATGGATTTCAACAAATTCTGGAAATGGCCCAATCCTCAACCCAGGTGAAATCGGATATGAGACCGATACAAATAAATTTAAAATTGGTGATGGAACAAATCACTGGGTAAACCTTGATTACTTCATTGATGCTAGTTCAACAGTAAATCCTGCTTTTGGTTCAAGCATTACATTTGAGGGTGCAACTGCAAATGACTTTGAGACTACCGTTGCAATAACAGACCCAACTGCTGACCGCACAATTACCCTTCCTGACGCGACTACAACGCTTGTAGGTAGAGACACAACAGACACCCTTACCAATAAAACTCTTACTACCCCAACTATTAATGGTCCAGAAATTACTGCTACTGGTGGAGTTCCACGTATTCATGGTATTTATCTCCCAGAACCACATAATATTACATTTGAAGGCTCAACAACAGATGAGTTTGAAACAGTTTTAACAGTTGCAAACCCAACAGCAGACCGAACAATTACTCTTCCAGATGCTAGCGGAACAGTAGTCGTAGCAGACGGTAGCGGAAACCTCACAGTTTCAGGAAACTTAACTGTAAGTGGTACAACTACTACTATTAACAGTACAACAATTAATGCTACAACAGGAATGGTGTTTGAGGGTGCAACTGCAAATGACTTTGAGACTACTCTTACAATAACTGACCCAACAGCAGATAGAACACTAACTCTTCCAGATTCAACAGGAACAATTGCTACACAGGAACATGTAACCAATGAAATAGGGACACATAGCTCAGACACAACTTCTGTTCATGGAATTGCAAACACAGAAGACCTTGCTACAAAGACCTACGCTGATACAGCAGTTTCTACTCACTCTTCAGACACAACTGATGTTCATGGAATAGCAGATACTTCAGCACTTGCTACAAAGACCTATGCAGACACGGCTGTAAGCACACATAGCTCAGATACAACTTCTGTGCATGGAATTACAGATACTAGCCTTCTTGTAACAACAACTGGAACTCAAACTCTTACAAATAAAACAATTACAACTCCATCTGGATTAGTTAAATCAGATGTAGGGCTAGGTAACGTAGATAACACAGCAGACGCAAGCAAACCTGTATCAACAGCGCAACAGACCGCTCTTGATTTAAAAGCCAACCTTTCAGGCCCTACATTTACAGGAACAGTTTCTGGTATCACATCAACAATGGTTGGTCTTGGAAACGTAGATAATACAGCAGATACAGCAAAGCCAGTATCTACAGCACAGGCCACAGCAATTGCAACCGCTAAATCAGAAGTAATTACTGAAATTCTTGGAGCAGGAGTTCCAGAAGCATTAAATACACTTGATGAACTTGCTGCAGCACTTGGTGATGACGCAAACTTTGCTTCATCTGTAACAACCAGCCTTGGACTAAAAGCTCCACTTGCCTCACCAACATTTACTGGTACAGTAACAATCCCAACTGGTGCAGCATTAGGAACTCCAGCATCTGCAACATTAACAAATGCAACGGGATTGCCAGTCGCAACTGGAATTGCAAACCTTGGAACAGGTGTAGCAACATTTCTTGCTACTCCATCATCTGCAAACTGGGCAGCAGTAATTACTGATGAAATTGGAACAGGTAATGTTCAACTTTCAGATATTGCAACTAATGCTCAAATAGCATCTTATACTTTAGTTCTTGCAGATAAAGGCAAACTTGTTGAAATAAGCAACGCATCTGCAAATACTGTAACAGTTCCACCAAACTCATCTGTTGCATTTCCAGTAGGATCACAAATTACAGTTTTGCAAACAGGAGCAGGTCAAACAACAATTGCAGCTGGAGTAGGTGTAACAGTTAATTCAACACCTGGATTAAAGTTACGTGCCCAGTGGTCATCAGTAACATTAATTAAGCGTCTTACAGATACATGGGTTGTAGTCGGAGACTTAACAGCATAGTACTTATAAAACAATAGAGTGCTAACTCTATACTAAAGATTTACACGTTCTTTATGAGCGTGTTTTTCTTTTTAAAGTATGTTATACTTAGGTACTACTTCAGAAAACATGAAGTACTCATCTAATTTTACTTTGAAAGGTATATAAAATGTCAGAAAGCGTATTTTCTTTTCGTCTATCAGAAGAATTTGTAAATAAATATCAATTAACTCCAGCACCATTTGGATTCTCAGATGCAGGATCTAACTCGTTAGGAGAAATAACATTTATTCGTACATATTCTCGTGTTAAGGAAGATGGGACTAAAGAACGCTGGCATGAAGTTTGCCGTCGTGTAATTGAGGGTATGTATTCAGTTCAAAAGAATCATGCTAAAGATAACCGTCTACCATGGAATGATAATAAAGCACAGAAGTCTGCACAAGAAGCTTTTCAAAGAATGTTTGAATTAAAGTGGACACCACCAGGCCGTGGTCTTTGGGCATTTGGTACACCTATGACTATGGAGAAGCGTAACTCTGCTTCCCTTCAAAATTGTGCAATGGTTTCAACTAGAGACCTTGATCGCAATGATCCTGGTGCATTATTTGCTTGGGTAATGGATGCATTAATGTTAGGCATTGGAGTTGGATTTGATACTCTTGGACAAGATAAGCAAATGTCTATTTATGCACCTACAGAGCCAGCATCAACTTATGATATTCCTGATACCCGTGAAGGCTGGGTAGAATCAGTTCGTCTTTTGATTAACTCATTCCTTCGTCAAAATCAACCAATTCAATTATTTAACTATGACCTTATCCGTCCACTAGGAGCACCCATTAAGGGCTTTGGAGGGGTAGCCAGCGGTCCAGCACCACTTATTGATCTACATACACGCATTCGCAATGTAGTAGGTTCTAGAGCAGGTCAAGCACTTGATAGTCGTGCAATTGTGGATATTGTTAACCTTATTGGAACATGTGTTGTTTCTGGAAATGTTCGTCGTTCTGCAACTCTTGCTCTTGGAACTCCAGAAGATGATGGATTTATTAATCTTAAGAATCCAGAAGTGTTTCCAGAAAGAAACTCATATGATCCAGAAAAGCCAGGCTGGGCATGGATGTCAAATAATTCCATTGCTGCTGAGGTTGGAACAAAATATGAAGACTATGTAGATTTAATTGCAGATAATGGAGAGCCAGGATTTATTTGGCTTGGAGTTGCAAGAGATTATGGTCGCCTTGCAGATGCACCAGACTATAAGGATTCCCGTATTATGGGATTCAATCCTTGTGCGGAGCAGCCATTAGAGTCATACGAATTATGTACACTTGTAGAAGTGCATTTAAATCGTCATGAATCTAAGGAGGACTTCCTCAAGACATTGAAGTTTGCATATCTTTATGGAAAGACTGTAACTCTTATGCCAACACATTGGCCAATAACAAACGGTATTATGCAACGTAACCGTCGTATTGGTACATCTTTAACAGGTATTGCTGCATTTGCTGACCAATATGGTTTGCCAACAACACGTGAATGGATGGATGAGGGTTATAACACAATTCGTAAATATGATCATCAGTATTCAGAATGGCTATGTGTTCGTGAGTCAGTTCGTGTAACTACCGTCAAACCATCAGGTTCAGTGTCACTACTTTCTGGTGCAACTCCTGGAGTTCACTGGGGTCCTGGAGGAGAATTTTATTTGCGTGCTATTCGTTTTGGTGATCAAGACCCAATGCTTCATCTTTTCAAAGCTGCGGGGTATAAGATTGAAAAAGACCTTGTATCAGCAAATACATCAGTAGTATATTTCCCTGTAGCATCTGGACATAAGCGTGCTGAAAAGCAGGTTAGCCTATTTGAAAAGATTGGTTTGGCAGCAACTGCTCAGAAGTACTGGTCAGACAATGGTGTTTCTGTAACATTATCTTTTGATAAGGAAACAGAAAAGCAGTTTGTTGCTCCAGCACTTAATATGTATGAAGGTCAACTGAAGGCGGTTTCATTCCTTCCAATGGGAAATAAAACTTATCCACAGCAACCATATACAGAAATCTCACGAGAAGAATACAACTCATACGTAGGAACAATTGGAAAGATTGATTGGTCTGCTATTTATGATGGCGTAGAAAACCTTGAGGCTGAGGGTGAAGCGTATTGCTCAACTGATGCTTGTGAGATCAAGTTATACTAATGGTTACAACTGGTTCACTTTAACATGATTATGGTATACTTATGGTTATGAGTAATACAACTAATCCATTAATTAATCAAAAGACTGGTTTACCAATTGTTGGAAATGTACGCAAAAAGGTCATTGAAAAGAACTATGACTGGGGCTTGTATGTTTACAAAAAAGCAAATGGTCGCTGGTTTACTGACGGTAATGGTAATGTTTTAAATATTGAGTCTATGCGTAATGATATCTCTAAGATGACTGAGCTAAAGAATGCAGCAAAGCACTATGGCGATGCAGGAGATGGAGAAGCAATATTTGTTCCTGGGCTAACACGTATTTCAGAAGAAGAACATTCAGAACAACTTGATCGTATGGTCAGTGGTTTAATACCTTCTAAAAATGACCTAGGTGCTTGGAAAGCTGCAAAAGATACACTTGAGACACATGGAAGAGAAGCGTACGAAAATGGCTAATGAAGAATATCAGTATATCTCTGCAAGTTTAAATACACAAGAAGAAACGGTAAACTCTTTTAAAGAGCAAGACCCTTTTAATAAATCTTGGGACATGCTTAAAGACTTTTCTGGACTAGAACAAAACTTTCGTCGTAGAACAGCAAGAAACCTTAACAAGTTTGCAGATGTAAACAATGCAGCATATCTAGATTCTGCAAATGTTACACCATCAGGTGTGGATGCTTCATCAAAGCAGATCAATCCTGGAACGGTATACAGAAATGGTTATGGACTATTTGATGTAATTACTCCTCCATATAATCTATATGAACTTGCAAATTTTTATGATACATCTTTTGCTAACCACGCTGCTATTGATGCAAAGGTTGCAAATATTGTTGGTCTTGGATATTCATTTGAAGCAACAGACCGCACCATGCTTTCTTTTGAGGGTAAGGAACAAAGCGCTACAGATAAAGCACGGAAGCGTATGGAAAGAATGAAACTTGAAATGCGTGACTGGCTAGAAAACCTTAATGATGATGATTCATTTACAAAGACAATGGAAAAGGTTTACACAGACGTTGAGTCTACTGGAAATGGATACCTTGAAATAGGTCGTACAGTAAATG